TTACTCAGGACGCAAGTCTTGATCGTCCTGCGGCAATTACACTACCACGTATGTCATTCGAATTGAACAGTATGACATATGATGGGGAGCGCAAAATCAACAACACCATGAAGATCCGTAAGTCCACTATCGAAGAGGGTGCAATCGGACGTGGGTTTGTTTATGCTGGCGTTCCATATAATTTAGAGTTCTCTTTGTACATAATGACTAAGTACTCAGAGGATGCAGCAAAGATTATGGAACAGATTGTCCCATTCTTCAATCCTGAATTTACATCTACCGTGAAGTTACTTGACAATCTAGATCCAATCGATATTCCGCTCGTACTTAACAGTGTAAGTACAGAGGAAGTGTATGAGGGAGACTTTACCGAAAGACAAAGTGTTCTTTATACTTTAAGTTTTACTATGAAAGCGTGGTACTTTGGACCAAATAGAACCAAACCTATGATCAAATTTGTTGATGTGAAGGTAACACAAAATACTAGTCCTACCGCCGATATTGACGAAGTGTATCAATCACGATACACGTCACAGCCTGGGTTAACCGCAAACGGTGCGCCCACTGTGGACATTAATGAAACTATACCATATACAGAGATTGACTTTGACGACGATTGGGGAGTCATCAATCTCACAGAGGTGAATATATCATGATAAACGATCAAATTTCACAATCAATGGGGGTACGTTCACTTGCAGAAACTCAAGCAGAAGACATTACAGAACCACATGAAAATGTTGGATCTCTACGAAGACTCGGATCTAGTGGAGAACAAAGTCAAACTGACGAGAATAGACAACAGAGCGCACAGGTACTGGCGAAACCTAAATTGGAGAAAACTTCGCAAGCAGAAGGATCGTCGTCGCAGGAAAACAATCTGCAAACTGTTGGAGAGCAGGTACTCGCACCTGCAACAACGAACGACGATGAGAACTTAACGGATCTCGAACTTGCCCGATCTAACGTCCAGAACATTATTAGTCTAGGTGATGACGCAGTGAAGGAAATGGTAGAGATAGCCAAACAATCGGAATCACCTCGTGCATTCGAGGTGGTTTCTACGCTCATGAAAACATTGTTGGATGCCAACAAAGAATTCGTAGATATCTCTTCTAAAAAGAAATTAGTGAAAGATGAAGAGAAGTATGGTCGCCCAGAAACAAACGTTACTAATAATAACTTGATTGTTTCTACTGCAGATCTGTTGAGTATGATAAAAGGTGAGGCGGATGGTAGCGATAAGTAATCCACTAACTAGGGGTTATCTTGGTAATAACAATCTCAAAAGGATTGGCGAAGAAATAGAATACACTAAGAAGATGCTCAAAGAGTATATGAAGTGTGCACAAGATCCCATCTACTTTGCAAAGAAATACATTAAAATTGTACACGTTGATAAAGGTCTCATACCTTTTAAACTGTATGATTACCAAGAAGATATTGTCAATAAGATAACAGACAGTAGACGTGTCGCAGTTCTCACTGCACGACAGTCTGGTAAGACAACCACAGCAACAGCTATTATTCTCCATTACATTCTTTTTAATGAATACAAGACAGTCGCAATCCTTGCGAACAAGGGCGATTCCGCCAGAGAAGTTCTCAGTCGTGTGCAACTTGCATATGAAGCACTTCCAAAATGGATGCAACAAGGAGTTGAAGAATGGAACAAGGGAAACATAACATTAGAAAACGGATGTAAGATCTATGCAGGTACTACATCTTCCAGTGCAATTCGTGGTAAGTCGATTTCCTTTCTTTATCTTGATGAGGTTGCATTCATCGAAGGATATGACGAATTTTTCGCTTCCGTTTATCCTACTATTTCGTCTGGCGAGTCAACAAAACTTCTAATGACATCCACACCAAATGGATTAAACCACTTCTGGAAAACCTGTAAAGGTGCCGAAGAAAAAACAAATGGTTATGAGTTTGTTAAGGTGATGTGGAATGACGTGCCTGGGCGAGACCAAAAATGGCACGACGAAACTCTTGCCGCATTAGATTATGATGATCAAAAATTCAGACAGGAGTACTGTTGTGAATTCTTGGGAAGTTCTGGTACACTTATTAGTGGTCAGAAACTAAAAGAACTTGCATATTCAAGACCAATTAGAGAACAAGAGAACCTTTATCAATACGAAATGGCAATAGAAGGTCACACATATAGTATGACTTGTGATGTTTCTCGTGGTAAAGGATTGGATTATTCTACTTTCACGGTACTTGATATTACTGAGATGCCTTACAAACAAGTATGCGTCTTCAGGGATAACATGATAGGACCTGTCGACTTTGCGTCAATCATATATAGAGTAGGAATGATGTACAATGAAGCAGCGGTTCTCGTCGAGATAAACGACATTGGTGAACAAGTTTCAGATGTACTATTGATGGATTATGGTTATGAAAACATTCTGTATACAGAAAACGCAGGACGACTCGGCAAAAGGATTTCAAGTGGCTTTGGACGTAGCGTTGACAATGGAATAAGAACAACAAAAAGCGTAAAGTCAGTTGGCTGTTCTATATTGAAAATGTTGATAGAACAGAATCAACTTATCTTATCAGATTTTAACACAATTCAGGAATTATCACGTTTTTCCAAAAAAGCAAACTCATACGAGGCAGAGTCTGGAACTCATGACGACTTAGTGATGAACTTGGTCATTTTTGCATGGCTAACAGATCAGACATATTTTAAAGATATGACTGATATCAATACCATGATGATGTTAAGAGAAAAAACAGACGAACAAATTGAAGATAACTTACTTCCTTTTGGGTTCATCGATGTGGGTGAAGATCTGCCGCAAGGTGGTTTTCAACCAGTAAAGACAGAGGACGATTGGATAATGTGATCCAATCATTTGTTTTTATAAATAAAAACAGTGATATGAACTGATAAAAAATAAATTTATTCAAAGGAGAAAAATATGGCTTTTTCCGTAAGTCCTTCAGTAATCGTTCGTGAAGTAGACGCAAGCCAAGTCGTCCCGGCTATTGCAACACCTCCTGCTGCAATCGCAGGCGTTTTTGGTTGGGGTCCTACCGACGAAACAATTCTTATTACTTCCGAAACACAACTTGTGGATCGTTATGGGAAACCTGGCGCATCCAATTATGAAACATGGTTCACTGCTGCTGATTACCTTGCATATTCTAATGCATTGTTTATTCATCGTGCAGAAACTACTGGTTCTGCGAAAGCAGATTCTGATACTATAGTATTATTTGATGCAGACACTGCATATGCTAACACATCCGCAAACGGTTATGTTGCAGGTACTACTGAGGGTTCAATCGGCACTTTAGATACTGGTAACACAGTATACGGTGCATTTGAAGCAAAATATGTTGGTGATTTAGGTAACTCAATCGACGTTGCATATGTCAAATCATCCTCATATCAATCAGACATTTTTGATGAAGGCGATATTCCTAACCAAAAGATTTTATTTGGTGGTGATCTCGGCGTTCAATTTACACAAAACGTGGCATTCGCAAGTACTACGACACAATTCCAAACTACAGACGCAGTCGACATTACAGAAATCGCCGCAGGTGATAATGTAACACTCGGTAACGACTCAGTTGGATATCAAACCTTAACTGTATCTGCATTCTCAAAAGAAACAATCGGTGCAAACGGTTCGATCTTAACAGGTGACGATGCTGCAAACACTGCATTGTTCGGTGCGTTCCGATACACAATGGGTTTTGAAAACAAATTTACTCTCGCAGATGGAACACTTAACAAACTTTCCATGGTACGTAAATGGAAACATGGTAACTTGTTTGGTAAAGCACCAGACACGAACAACTACCACGTTGCAGTTATTGACCGTGGTGGTATCGTAAGTGGTACTGCAGGTACAGTCCTAGAAAAGTTTGAGAATATCTCAACTACACCAGGCGCAACTGTATCAGATGGTAGAACAAACTATTACGAAACAGTAATTGAGAACCTAAGTTCTTGGGTAAATGTTGCAAACACTGCAGCTTTCCTTTTAGGTACATCTAATTACGAAGCGCTAACAGATGGTAATGACGGTACTGCAGAAGGTTCTGCATCGTTCGGTGCTACTGCATTGGCATACGATAACTTTGGAAATGCAAACGAAATTGACATCTCTTTTGTCCTACAGGGTAAAGGTGACGACAATGGTCAGATTGCAAACTACATTATTGGTAACATTGCAGATAGTCGTAGAGATTGTGTTGCATTCTGTTCACCATCCAAAGAAGCGGTGGTAGATGAAGTCAAAACAAATGCGAAGATGACAAATGCAATTGCATACCGAAACAAACTAACTGCAAGTTCATATATGGTTCTTGACAGTGGTTATAAATATAGGTATGACAAATACAATGATTTGTATCGTTGGACACCATTGAATGGTGACATGGCAGGTCTTTGTTCACGTGTACAACCATTTGAGTCTCCTGCAGGTTATCGTAAAGGTGTTATCAAGAATGTTATTAAATTGGCATTCAATCCAAACAAAGATCAAAGAGATCAACTATACAGTTCAGAGATTAACCCTGTTATCTCACAAGTAGGACAAGGTATTTTGTTGTTTGGTGATAAAACTGGACAAGGTTTTGCAAGTGCATTTGATAGAATTAACGTTCGTAGATTGTTCATCGCAGTCGAAAAAGCAATCGCAACTGCAGCGCAATCGTTCTTGTTTGAACTTAATGACGAATTTACACAGACACAGTTCCGCAATATTGTAGAACCGTTCCTACGTGAAATTCAAGGTAGACGTGGTATCATAGACTTTAGAGTTGTATCTGATGCAACTGTCAATACACCACAAGTCATTGATGCAAACATGTTTAAAGCGAGTATCTTCATCAAACCTGCACGTTCTATTAACACAATCGAACTCACATTTGTCGCAACTAGGTCTGGTGTCGAATTCGACGAGATCGTTGGTCAATTGACTTAAGGAGAGGTAAGATATGGCTTTTAACATAAACGAGTTTAAATCTGAACTTACAGGTGGGGGCGCACGTCCCACCCTGTTTCAATGTCAGGTCACAAACCCAATCGTACCTGCGGCAGACTTCAAGGTGCCCTTCATGGCAAGGGCAGCAGGAATTCCCGAATCAACTATTGGAGCATATACCGTTCCATATTTTGGTAGGGAAATCAAGTACGCAGGTGATAGGACTTTTGCTGACTGGACTATTACAATTATCAATGATGAAGATTTTATTGTACGTAACGCAATGGAAGCATGGATGAATAGCATCGCATCTCACGATGCAAACGTCCGTTCATTGCCGCAAGACTATAAATCTAACGGTTTGATTACACAATATTCGAAGGATGGTTCATCCTTGCGCTCTTACATTTTTGAGGGTATGTACCCAATCAATGTAAGCGAAATCGCAATGGACTGGTCATCTACAGATCAAATCGAAGAGTTTACAGTTACGTTCCAATACGACTTCTGGCGTGTAGAGGGATCGACTGGCATCTCTACATCTTAAATATAGAATGGAATTAAAGTGAAATTATTTGGTTTTGAAATAAAAAGAGACGGCGAACAAGGGAAACAGGCACAACCTGTTTCCTTTGTCGAGCCCTCTAATGAAGACGGCGCTATCACTGTTGGTAACGCTATGGGTGGGTTCTATGGAACCATGTTGGATATGGAAGGTTCTGCGAAAACAGAATCTGAACTTGTAACCAAATACCGTGGAATGGCAATGCAGCCTGAAATCTCTCAGGCACTTGATGAAGTTATTAACGAAGCAATTAGTGTTGATGTTAATGAAAAAGTCGTTGAGATTGTCTTAGATGATACGGATGAAATTCCTGATAAAATTAAAGACAGAATTGCAGAAGAGTTTGATACTGTTCTATCTCTTCTAGACTTTACCAACACCGCATATGATTTATTCAGTAGGTTTTACGTAGATGGAAGACTTAACTTTCACATTATCATTGATGAAGAAGATCTTAAGAGAGGCGTTATTGAACTACGATACGTCGATCCACGAAAGATTAAACTCGTAAGAGAAATCGACAAAAAAGATAAAGATGCTTCTGGTGTACCTACTAAGAAAGTAAAGAACGAGTACTTCCTGTACTCAGATCAAGGATTTGGCAATAGTTCCTCTAACTTAGGTGGGAACGGATCACAGAACCAACACAGGATCTCAAAAGATTCTGTTGCACGTATTACTTCAGGATTGATGAATGAAAGTAATTCTATGGTTCTTGGACATTTGCATCCTGCAATTAAACCGCTGAACCAACTACGCATGTTGGAAGACGCAACAATCATTTATGCACTGACACGTGCACCAGAACGTCGAATCTTTTATATCGATGTGGGTAACCTTCCAAAAGCGAAGGCAGAACAATACCTACGTGATATGATGGTTCGTCATAAAAACAAATTGCAGTACAACTCTGCAACTGGTGAGATTACAGATGCGAAGAAAATGATGACTATGACCGAAGACTTCTGGTTCCCTCGCCGTGGTGGTGAGAGATCTACAGAAGTGGACACGCTTGCAGGTGGTGGTGCACAAGTCTTATCTACAGATGAGAACATGCAGTACTTCTTGAAAAAAGTGTATAAGTCTTTGAAGGTTCCGATCTCAAGACTTGAACCAGAAACTATGGCTTCTTTTGGTCGTACTTCTGAGATCACACGTGACGAACTTAAGTTTGGTAAGTTCATTCGTAGAGTACGTTCTAGGTTTGCAGGCATCTTTAACCATATTCTGGAAAAACAACTTATCCTCAAGGGTATCATTGGACCAGAAGAGTTTGCATTAATCAAGAACAAAATTCGTTATGATTTCGTAAAAGATAATTACTTCGAAGAACTTAAGCAGTCTGAGATTATTCGTGAACGTATGACAACTCTAAGAGATGTTGAAGAGCACGTTGGTGTTTACTATTCACGTAACTGGGTTGTCAAAAACATCCTTCAAATGAACGAAGATGATTTTAAAGATGAACTAGAACAGATTGAAGTTGAAAAAGAACAATTCGGAAATGCCGAAGACGAATTTGATGAGTCATAAATAAACCTATCAGACAGATAATATAGGAATAAAACAATGAAAAGTTTTAAAGATCTATTTTCAGAGGTTGCACAACCTAACAACCCTGAAGAACAAAAGTTTAAAGATCAACACACCATTCAGGTGTTCGATCATCCTGTTGCCGAACCAGAACAATTCTCTGGTGAGATCCAAGGCAAGTCAAGAGTAAAACGTCTGTCTGACTATGTTGCAGATGAAGACGAAAAAGCTTATGACAAAGCAACTGCAATGGAAGAAACCGATACTGATGATGAAGTACTGGCAGAAAACCCACAGGAAGAGGTTCCTATGATGGTTCGCCAACTAGAATTCATCTGTTATGCGGCAGAGGAAGTAATGGACTACTTGCACGAGACTAATGATCCTGCAGAGTGGTATCAGAATAAACTCTCTTCTGCTTTCGATCAAATGAAAACTCTACATGCATATGCAGAGGGTTCTATGCGTCATGCACAAAGAGATCATAGTCAGTACAATGATTCAGATGATAACGATTACTATGCGGCATCATATGGTTATGGCGAGTCGGTAGAAGACTAATGGCGTGGGTGAATGTTCCAGGCTCAAACGGAAACTGGCAGTATGACAATAGTCCTACTCTTGGTACGTTGGTGAATGGAAATGCAAAAGCCCATGAAGATGATCAATACTATAGAGCGAATGGAACAGTGAGTGGAGGGATAAGAACTTTCACACCGCCTGGTGGAACCGCACAACAGACATATGTCAAGTGTAAGAAAATTACTGGTGCGACTAATAAGATATACACAGGTACTAACGCTACAGGACCTTGGTCAGAATTGTCTAAAAACTACTACGATGCGCAATAAGTACTAGAACTACTAAATAAAGTAAAGAATTCGAGAGGAAACAGAGATGAAGCTAATCTCAGAAATTACAGAAGATATCGGAGTAACATCCGAACTGAATGAAGAGACTGGTAAAAAGAGTTTCTTTATCGAAGGTATCTTTATGCAAGGTAACCTTAAGAACCGTAATGGACGTGTCTACAAAACTGAGACTCTTGAAAAAGAGATGGGTCGTTATCAATCAGAATTCATTGATACGAGACGTGCACTTGGTGAACTAGGACATCCAGACGGACCACAAATCAATGGTGATCGTGTATCACACTTGATTACTTCGATGCAAAGAGAAGGTGATAATTTCATGGGTAAAGCGAAAATTCTTGGCACACCAATGGGTGAGATTGTTAAGACTTTTCTTGAAGAGGGTGTTCGTTGTGGTGTATCCACACGTGGACTTGGTTCCGTGAAACAAAAAAATGGCGTTATGGAAGTTCAAGACGATTTCCATTTGGCAACAGTAGATATTGTTACAGACCCATCAGCGCCGAATGCGTTTGTAAATGGTATTATGGAAAATACAGAATTCTACTATGATGTTGCATCTAGTAATTGGATTGCACAGCAACCAGTTGAAGAAGTAATTGAAGAAATTCAAGAAGCAGTTGAGAAGCAATACCGCACTGTTTATAAGCGTATTGACGAATCCACAGCAGCTAGAATGTTTGAAACATTTATTAGTTCGTTAAGAAAATGAATTTTTACTAAATACTTTTTGTAATAAAAGAAAATCTATAATCAGATTTAAGGAGAAAAACAATGGCAGATGAAAAGAAATTTGTCTCCGACGATGGTGTTTCAACAGCAGCTACTGCAACTGCACCTGAAGGCGGAACAAACAAAAAAAGAAAAGCTGACCACGACAAAGGTGAGAAGTCACCTGAAACTCTAAAAGCGGGTTACATGAAAGCATCTAAGAAAACAGAAGATGCTGACGTAGACGTTGACGCAACAATTGCAGAAGCACCTGTTGATGACGAGAACGTGGAAGTAGTAGAAGAGATCGTTGTAGAAGAGTCAATCGCTGACATCTTCGAAGGCATGGATCTCTCAGAAGAATTCAAAGGTAAGGTAACAGTTGTCTTTGAAGCTGCAGTCACAGAAGCAGTTAAAGGTAAAGTAGATAAGATCACAGAAGAACTTAATACTCAACTGGAAACTGATTTGACTGAAGCTGTTGAATCCAAAGTTTCGGAAATGGTTGAAAACTTGGATGCATATCTTGATTATGTCGTTTCAGAATGGATGGAAGAGAATGAAGTCGCAATCGAAGCTGGTATTAAAGTAGAGATGGCGGAATCTTTGATGGACGGTTTGAAAGAATTGTTCGGAGAACACAACATCAAAGTAGATGAAGAAACATATGACATCGTTTCTGATCTTGAAGAAGAGATGACATCCCTTGAAGAGAAGTCCAATGCTGTCGTAAACGAAAATATTCGTTTGTCGAAAGATATTGCTGACCTTCGTGCAGGTGTAGTCTTCGAAGAAATGACAAGTGAATTGAATATGTCGCAGCGTGAACGTTTAAAGACACTGTCTGAGAACCTAGACTCAAATGATCTAGACACATACACAGACAATCTGAAAACAATCAAAGAGTCGTTCTTCAAAGAAACTAATGTTTCTCCAAAAGAAGATGTTGTTGACGAGGAAGACGAAGTAATGATCGAAGAAGAAACTGTGACAAAACCTGTCTCAGATCACTCTTCAATTAATGCTCTTGTTGAGGCGCTCAACTCAAGAAAATCATGAAATTTAAACTGAAAAAATAAATTTTATAAATACATTCAGTAATTAAAATAACACTAAGGAGATGGTAAAAATGACTGAGTCAAACTATCAAAAACTTGTGGAAAAGTGGGGCCCAATCCTTGAGCACGAATCTTTTTCACCTATCGCAGATAAGCATCGCAAAAGCGTAACTGCAAGCATTCTTGAGAACACAGAGCGTGCTCTAGTTCAAGAGGGTGACGCATCTGTAAGCATGACATCATTGCTTTCAGAAGCACCTGCTAACGCAACAGGCGCTGGCATCGACAACTACGATCCAGTATTAATTTCACTTATTCGACGTTCTATGCCAAACCTAATTGCATATGACATCGCAGGTGTACAACCAATGACTGGTCCAACTGGACTGATCTTCGCAATGCGTTCACGTAAAACATCTCAGGCTGGTACTGAAACGTTCTACAACGAATCAGACACAACATTCTCTGGTGCTGGCACACAAGTCGGTGACATGGGTGGTGCGGTTCCAAACACATCAGTATTTGATACTGGTGCAGGTATGGGTACTGCTGCAGGTGAAGCTCTCGGTGACGGTGGCGGAACTAACTTTGCAGAGATGGCGTTCTCAATTGAGAAAGTAACAGTCGCTGCTAAGACACGTGCGCTGAAAGCGGAATACACAACTGAACTAGCACAAGACTTGAAAGCTGTTCATGGACTAGACGCAGAAACAGAACTTGCAAACATCTTGCAAACTGAAATTCTGACAGAAATCAACCGTGAAGTTGTACGTACAATCTACGCAACTGCAATCGGTGGTGCAGTAGATACTGCAGTCGGTGGTACTTTCGATCTAGACGTAGACGCAAATGGTCGTTGGTCTGTTGAGAAGTTCAAAGGACTTATGTTCCAAATTGAACAAGAAGCAAACGCTATCGCAATCCAAACTCGTCGTGGTAAAGGTAACATCGTTATCTGTTCTTCAGACGTTGCTTCTGCATTGCAAATGGCTGGTGTACTAGATTACACACCTGCTCTTAACAGCAACTCACTAGAAGTTGATACAACTGGTAACACATTCGCAGGTGTTCTTAACGGACGCTACAGAGTGTACATCGATCCATATGCAGGTTCTAACTACATGGTTGTAGGTTATAAAGGTTCTTCTGCATTCGATGCAGGATTGTTCTACTGCCCATACGTACCATTGCAAATGGTTCGTGCCGTTGGTGAGAATTCATTCCAACCGAAAATCGGGTTCAAAACTCGTTACGGTATGGTATCGAATCCTTTCGCAGATGGTACTGCTGCAGCTACTCAAGGTGCTCTTACACAGAACACTAACAAGTACTACAGACGTGTTAAAGTTGAGAACTTGTTCTAAAGACAAAAAGAAGGGCGGATCAAACCGCCCCACTTTACTACGAAACTGGGAGATCTTCGGATCTCCCTTTTTTTATGGTACTTTCTTACGATGACGAGGCATTATGAATGCACCCTCTGTAGAGTTTATAGACTCGATTAATTCTTCCCACTGACTAGGACTGATGGTAACAACTTCGAAAGTTTCGATGTCTTGGTTCCACTGTCTAATAAACACAATGTCATCAAAAGAGTTGACAATGAGATCTTCGTGGTTTGCTTCTTCGTCTACACAAGTAATACACACTTCATCGTGATCAAATTCAACGGTGAAAATCTTCCTGTTCCTTTCTCCAAATACAATAGTAATCTCTCCAGGCAACCCATAACCCATAAGCTACAACTGCACCTATAATAGGTAAGTTAAAGAACGCAACCATCATCAATTGTGCAACACTTATTCCTGCAAGTATATCGTACCAACGGATCATAGTTTCTCCCATCTTTTCATGTTATATAACGTATCCACAAAATTACCAAGATATGTAGGTGCATCTTCTGATGGAGTTTGAATATCAAACGCATCAGGGTCAACAAGTCTTACACATCTCGTTGAAGGTTCGTACATTAAATTTGAAATACAAAAGTCACGATGGATAAACGTTCTCTGATCATCTATAGTAAAAGTTTGAATAAGACCCCATAGAGATATGACTTCATACATCAGATGTCTACGTTCTTGTTTAGTCATTCTTTTAATGAGATGAGTTTCTCTTAAATCAAAACCCTCAATCTTTTCCATTTCAATTGTTCTGTCTCCATCAAAATTAATTATCTTGACGAGTCTAGGTTGTTTTGATTGAAACATCTGGTAAAGATCAAACCACTTCGATAGACTTACATCATTATTCATCCGTAAGCAACGAGAGTGGTCTGTGATTTGTTTAGTAATGGTATCCATGTGTCGTCAGGATCTTGTTCCATAATATGAACGATAAACCTCAGCGAGTTCATGTTGGTCGGTTGACTCTTGAACGACATATTCTGTTTTGTCGATCTTAGCAGAATCGGCTATTGCAATGGCATCCTCTAATCTAGATGCGATTGCAACGATATCACCATTCTTTCCTCGAATGATATGCATTAGCTTCCCCATCCTGCAAATTCATGTTCCTCTAGGGGAATTTGTTTTTCTTTAGTACGCATAATCAATTTCCAATTCCAAAGCAAGGCAAGTGGATTGCCATATTACAATATTTTGCATAGTCTTCTGTTCCAACCATTGCTAATGTCATTAACACTGGAACAGCAGTAAAGCATAGGACGATACACAAGAATGCCCATCCTAATCCTTTTGTAGTACAATAATATGTTTTATCACTCATTTTCAATTTCCATATTTGTTTCTAAGTCTTGATCGATCATTGTATTTTATCATGATCGTCCATTCTGGATGTTTATCAACAAGTTCACTTGCTTCACCCAAACTGTCATAGACATCAATGATGCCACCAGACTTTATATTCACTACATAAAACACATTATAATCCTAATATTCCAAACAGGTTAAACCAACCCATAGATGTTCCGATGATAATTGGTAGTGCTACCATAGTGAAAGCAATGATTACAAAGGCAAGTATTGCCCCATCATTGTGATACGGTTCGTTTGGATCACTCATGTTCACCACCCATACCACGTCCATTGTATGCACCAAACACATTTGGTTTGCGCTTCGCAGTTTCAAATGTTGCCACTGTGATTGCGATAGCTGCAAGCAACAGTGCGTGTAGGATCATACTAAAGATACCTGCCCACATGCTACCGACTATGATAGCAAATACAATACACCACATCCATGCTAAAACTTGCATGATCATATGTCGTGTACTGAAATCTGGAATTGAACTCAACGGATTCTTATTATGATCCATTACTACGTTCCAACAATTATATACCCATTCTCTCATTGATATTACCTTTCTAAATATTACCTTTGTAGGATAGTGAGCATCAACATCGTCACGAAACTCAATTGCATCGTTGACATCGTGAAACTCCTGTGACACTTTACGGTCTTTAAAGTATGCCGTCACCTTATACATTTACTTACTTTCTATTTGGTTCTCTGGGCCAATTAGGATTTCTGCGGCGAACTCCATGAACTCTTCATTCTTAGCTGCTTCTTCTACTAAGTTAGAGGCGTGGAAGATCTTTGCAAGACGATTGAAATCTTTCTTAGGGATACCAACTTCGTCTAGGATCTTTTGTGCAATATCTTTTTGCAGATCCTTCTGTGCTTCGATCTGATATGTCGAGTCTGACATCTCTTTCAAAGCATTCTTGATTACTTCACGATCCTTTGCCGTGATTGTGGAAGGTAGATCACTCATCGTCAACCTCATTGTTACCTTCATTCATTTCCCAAGTTTCACTTTCATGCATATTGATCAAGTTACTGAAACCCATTTGATAAGGTGAGTACTCTCCCAAGTCATGTGTACGAAACTCTTCTAGTTCAGCAATATCATTTTCAGATAGTTCTGTCAACTCAGAAATGTTATAGTGATCAAATACAACCTCATAGACTGCATCTGTAATTTCTTGTTCCAAACGTTCTTCCCATTTGTGAATTCGTGGCCATTCAAACGACATGTTATTTCTCCTTTATCGTAACATTCTCATACAAGTGAGAACAGAATTTTCTTCAAGACAATCTGCCCATAGGTGTTGGATCAACAACACAGCAAGTACTATTCCTATGAGAGATAAAATTATTGTGAACCAATCACGCATCTTAGTAGTATTCTTGTACTTCTATTGCGGTTGGATCTGTATCGGGGAAGAATTCATCTTGTTGTATTGTTTCCCAGACGTTTTCGTGTGAAACTCCATGTTTCGACACAAATACTGGTTTCGACATCCATGCAGCATCTTCTTGCATTTCAAATATCCAGTTTCCAATTTTACTCATAATATAATTCCTATTCAAACTCAGGTGGTACATTCTCATCGATTAATGCGGCACGTGCTATTTGGTATTCTCTTGACGGTAGTTCTTCTTTCTTGCGAATCACAATACCGTAGTCATTAGAGTCTACCATAAGAGTGTCCCCAATGTCAACCCCTAATTCTTTCATCATTTCATCTGTCAACATCATTGTCACATTATCTGGATCACCTTCGATGTCTTCGAATAGATCCTCTACTTTCATTGAGTAGCATTTAGACATTACGCTTTCTCCAAAGAGTCAGACTCTTTTTCCTTGCGTTCCTCTTCGATTTGTCGACGTTTTAGTTCTTCGACAAGTTCAGAAAAAGTCATTCCTACTCCCTTGCTCATAGACCGAGAATCCTTCCTGCATCAGATGTTATTTTTTTACCAGAGCGAAGCCAATCCTCGCACTGTTCGAAATAGAATGCGACATCTTCGTGACCTTCTCTTTCAAGTACTTCTTTAGCAGACTTGAAAAAGGTGACGAGTGTCATCTCATTAACTTGTCCATTATCACGCATTGCGGCGGGATGCATTTTACCTGCACGTTGGTTACTCATTACGCTGCCTCCAAATAAGATTCATCAATACGTGTACGATCATCACCTTCAATACGAAGGACGCACACACCTGTAGAAATGTTATCAACAAATCCACAGAACTTGCCTTTCAAGTGATCAAACTCATCATCGACAAAGTTGCCCATGATATGACCACGTTGCAAATAATAACAACCATTCTTTTCAGAACGACGAACAACTGGATCAAGATATACAGTATCTCCATGATCATTGTAGGCACGTTGTGAAGTAACAAATTGAGATTCCCAGTTTTCTGGGCGCTCGTCTATATCTAGGATATGTTCGAACTCGTTCTCAATGATTGAAGCTACTGCTTCTGCCTCTTCACGATTAGCAACTTCACAACGGATGGAACGTCCACCCTTTGGTTTGATGCGAGTACCGTAATCTTCGTAAACTTGTGTTTCAATAACAAACATAATGTATCTTTCTCTTTCCAACTAACTTACATATTATATAACATTTTGCAATCAATGTCAAGCATTAATTACAAATTTTGTTAGACCTGTTTCATGATCTGTAACACCTTTGATGTTACCTTCTGGAAACACTAGACCAAAGGTTTCAATCATAATGTCACGCACTTTCTCACGATCCATTGAGTCACCACAGAAAGAGAAACTGTCTTTCTCATCGAACCCAACCATGGAAGTGTATTTATCAGTTGCAGAAGTTATCTGATCAACAGTCGCACCCATATCATAGATACCACCAACACCGTAAAAGTCACGCACATATCCAATAAATTCTTGGATCATATTTTCTTGATTTGTCATATTAAGCTACCTCT